ACAAACCTGTCGCGACCGCTACTAATCCCCTTCGGATTTGTAACTGGTAGCGGTCACTTGCATCTTGCAATGATGCGCGACAGGTGCTCTATATGAATATCTAACCTTCGAAAACTCTATTCCGGAGAATAACAAGTCAACTACCAACAGGTAGTACGATCTAGTCTTCTCTAAGAGACAAAAATTCCGGTTACGAAATTCAGAGCGGATCCCAAAGGGATACTACCTGTCACCGTCCTGAGACGGCCACCCCGGTTGCAGGGTGTATATGTAGGAAACAAGCCTGTTTACCTACTGTAAAATAGCTTTATACTTGGTTAATAGTAAAGGAATCGTCCTCTTATTTTAAAACCATTATATCCCTTATCGAATAAGGGAGTAATTTTGCACAAAGAAAGATGGTGCATTGACATACCAAGTGAGATTAAAATCCTCACCTGTGGCAACGTATTGGAAAATTTCCAAGTCGCCATCAGCTTGTCGATTACCATCGTAAATATCGAGGTGGTGTGTCTGATCAGGATACTGTTCCGCAGTAACAATATTTGAAGCATCTTCGAACTTCTTATCACTGTAATAGGGAAGTTCTACCTCAATCGCGGGATGTTGACGGGAAGTGAAAGCACATCCATTATGTCCTGTTTCTTGCACCTCTGAATGTGCGGCATGCTTATTAGCCGTTTCAGAATCCAGGATAGATTCTTGAGTGCCAAAAGTCGGTAAATGCCCAGTTCGAGCACGAGATACTATCATGGCTGTCGGTGTGGTATTGCTGTAATACCCAAGCATGTATTTATAGCGGATTCCTCCTCTTCGCGCGGCATACGCAGGAGTAATCCAATTGAGCAATGTTCTACCAGCTATATTATAATTCACTGCATTCAGCCCGCTTGAACGAGCTTGCTGATACATACCATTTGTTTCGGCACGTCCATTATACATAGGAAAATTAGGTAAATTCAGTCGATATCTGACCGATCTACCGCTAGTGGTATCATCATGATTTCTTGCGAAAACATTACTCAAGTTGTAGCGTTTAAACATATCACGGAAAGAATCAAAAGTTTCACCGTGATATACCAAAGCCAAAGCATCAGGCTTACTGGGTTCTCCAATAGGTTCTAGCATTTCTGAACCATCGTGACCGGGTTTAGATGCCTGAGCAGCTTTAGTATTATTTAATATGCCACTTTGTGACACGGCATTATCGATAATACCGCTTTGTGACCAAGCTCCGTTCGCTTCAGTCGTGGTATGTGCAAAACTACCACCAAATGCTGTCAATTTAATCATAGAATCGTCTGGAACGGCTACTTCATAATCTTCAGCCCCACTAATGAAAGTGAGGATGCGAACACTATTTGTCAAATCTTCATCTGGACCAGTAAGTTCATTAAGGACATAAATACGCAATTGTCCATTTGAATTTTCAGATTGGTCAATAGGAACTTGTGAAGACTGACTGATACCTAAGTCCGTTGGTACGGAAGGTACGTTTGCCCATGACTTCTGTTGAAACCAGTGGATTGGCAAGGTAAAGTCTTTGGTTTCCTCTAAATCAATGACACGAGAAAAAGTAGTATTTGTATCAGGAATTGTAGTACCGACAAATCCTCTAGGGTCATAAACTAGCAAGAGCCTACCCCTGTGGAGATCACTACAATTAATTTGAAAACGATAATTAATACCACCACGCCAATATTTAAACGGAAATGTAGCATGAGCTAAGGGGGTCTGTACCCATTCAATTCCATATTCGGCTGTCCCATCATTACGTTGTTGACAATGACATGGGTTCACGTTGATAGTTCCAAGTAAAGAATTCTCATTTGTGGTAGCACTCCAAGTAAAGTATGTTAATAAACTCGACTTGGAGGTAATTGCTTTGATTGACATTTCATCATCTAAACGTGCTCCAGTCACATTATGATCTACTGTCAATTCTTGTTTAGGATCGTATGTTAACTTTTCTACAGCCTCATCTATAGAACTAGTAGCTAACATACCATGCATCTGATGTTTATAACGTTCAATCGGAGATACATTCATTGGACGTGAGAAACCCCACAACCCGGCTAATGATCCTATTCCCGCAGCCGCCATGCTAGTAGCAGTTGCGTAAGGTCCAATTTCTGGTACAGTGCTCAGCTTTCCAGCCCATCTAGCAATGGCTTTAGCTGGCCTAGAAATAATACCTTTCCCATATTCGTCTTTTTCCAATTGTCCAGACTGTGAGAAAACACCACGAGTAGTGGGTCCTGCTAATTCAACGTCCGACATCCACGCCATAACAGTGATGTTAATCTGGCGTTGATCTCCAGCACCAATGGCTCTATCGAGCGGTGCCAAAGAGAGCATACTAATCTCCCCCATGTCTAAAATATCAGTAGGATCAATAAGATCGAGATAATTCTTATTATAGAAGAAAGGTAGTATCAATTCACCACCCTGACTATTAGTAGGATTAATAATCAGATGTTGTCTCTGGCTCAAAAGGATAGCGCGTTGGAAATAGTCACTGGTCAAATCGCTATTTCCTTGTACAAAATCAAAACCTGCACCTCTTGGTTTGTACCCACAAATAATATTGCCAAAATAAAAAGGACCGCCGTTAATTAAAAATTTGACGTGCATAGTTCCTCTTATTAATGAATAATTTTGGAGTTTGTTCATGACAACTGAATTGGACAGAAAATCATGCCATGGATTAAAAGATACATCCATATAAAACCCATTGGTGAGGTTGTGTGAACCAATACGCAAAGGACGCGATAAAAACTCTCCCAACTCTGTATTCTTTACTGATGCCTGCAGCCTAGTACTATCTACGGCTGTAGCGATATCCACCTTAACTTGATCGATATCAGTTTGAAATTCCATAGTTTGTTCAACTTCTGACTCCGTAGTGGTCATAGTACCTTCCTGACGCATCTCACCAGATTGAGATGTTGCATTTACTTCAAGGCTTTGTAGGTATTCTACATCGGGATCGGATGTGAAGGCTGCTAATCGTTGAGCCTTCCATTCTTTGAAATATTTAGATCCACACGCATACTTACGTAAACCGTCATTCCACTGACTCCGAATTACTCTATCCGGTTCATCATCCGCAGTTTTAGCAAACGAATTGATATAATTTGCAAAAGTTGTATAACGTACATCAACCTCAGCACTTGGTGGTATTTCCAAGGCCCACTTGGGTGTGTACTTACCAGTCAATCCCACCGTTGTATCCAATGGACCAGACTGAGAATCTGCGTCCACACTCAATCTTGAAAAATCAATAGGATATGTACTAATATCTAGTTCTAAAGAACCATTACTGGTCTGGTGTAAATGAACATCGGGTGTCCTCTCAATGTGGGTATCACGAGGCTCTCCCCCACCTATTGCCTTTTTAAGACATGGCAATATCTTGTCTGTAAATATTGTAAATGTATTACCTGCTTATCAACTATGTTTAAACTCCAAAATATGCGTAAAGCAATGACACATTAAGAGTAAGGTTTTATTATACAATTATATACAGGGTATGAATAAATATGCAAAACGATAAATATATATAAAATTCACTAAATCACTAATATACAAGGGCACATTTCCTTCGGATAACGACTAGATGCTGCTAGCGCCTGGCTTTTAGTGACATCGGCGGTCATTTGAATTTAAGTACATGTACGTACTAAATTATATTTTTCTAACCATTCTTCTTCACGTTCATCAAATGTTTTATAGAAGTTTGGCGAAATGACATGTTGCCATTCATGGTCGGCAACAATCTTCTTGAACTGTTCGTGACGCATTTCAAAATGCTCTCTACCATAAAACCACAACTCACGGAGTGCTCCATCTAAACACTGGCGAGCAATCTCCTCCTTAGACACAACCTTTGATAACATATTACAATGTAAACTCTTGAAAATAGAATCTTCACTGAGCTTTGCAATATACATACCTTCTTCCCCAGTAGTTGGATCAGAGTATTCTGGGCGGAAGATAGTCGCACGCTTTAAAAAATCAGCATCCTCTAAATTAATATATGGGACTGATTCAGCATCCTTATCCGCCATAGTGTACTCAATGCCTCGAGAGGCGTACACTTCCATCATACAGGTATGATTATACAAAGGGGCTTTGGCGGAGACAGACATTTCATTGTCATCTCCGTAAGTCATGAGAGCTACATAATCTTGGAACTTAGTAGTCTCTAAACTACCAGGAGGATAAATAGTATAAAATACACACCTCTGGTAGAGGGAATTAACGATAGAATTAATATAAACAGTCAGGTTCTGGCCTGACGGGTTTGATCCAAATAATTCTACGAGATCTCCATTAACGCACATCACAGGATGTATGACATCAGCTACAAGATTGGACATAATCTTGATGTCTTCTTCAGTATAGCCTTCGCAATACTTGGCCAATTCAATCATGGTGGAGAAACCGATTGATGTCATAGTGGAAGACATGTGTTGATCGTAGGCTTTGAAATCGCCAGCAACCATTCTCTCTTTTCCGAACTTTGAGAGATGTCTCATTAACTTATTCCATTGTGGTCCTTGGGAATTAATCCCGACCGCACATTCAGTCGTAATCGGATTGCGAGACATACATGCCGCAATTGGCAAATAGTATTGTCTAATCATACACTGAAGGGTTAGTGGGGCACTTTGAAATACACGCACTTTGTCCTTAGAAAGCTTCGTGGGCTCATCTTTAGTACACGCCTTGAACACTGGATAAGTTCTAAGACCTGCCAAATACAATTGGCGAGCTTTCCTCCAATCGTCCATAAACATATCATCAAATATACGAGGATCAGAAATATTCTCATATTCATCTGGATCTAAATGTTTTATGATTTCCTCTTTACTCCCAGATAAGGGAAAGCCCTTCGAGGTGGACATTTTCATACTGTCTACGAATTTAACTCCATCTTGCCCTGAAATAGTTTCAACTTCCGTCAAGGGACGTAAAGTAATGAGATCCGCCATCATTTTCTTATTAGAAGTACAATCATCTAAATAATCATTTTGGGCGATTTCAAGGACTTCAAGTGGAAACTCTTGTGTGGCTTTACCCGCGCCACAATAGTACTTATTATAGGGGGCTTGTGAAGGGACCCTAGTCTCATCCTTCCTACAATTTGCCGGTTTTCCATATTTATTCTCAACACCACAATGTGATGCTACAGAATCAGAAATCGGACTTTTAACAACACTACTCTTAGGTCTAGTGACAAAAGCAGGAAGATCCCCATAATAGTTAATCTCAGCATCAGTCAAATAATTAATAGTGGACTTCTTATTCTTTTGTTCTTGGGGAGTAAAATCTTTATCATAAAGTTGAGTTTTCATGTCTCCCATAGTGGCAGACAGACGGGTAGAGGACTTTGCATCAAAGAACGCATAGCATTCCTCTAAATCACTCTTAGTAAGAGAAGATAAGTAGCCTGAATAATTTTTGCCTGCAAGGTGGAAGCCAACGATATAGCTACCGCTTCTAACATCCGCAATATGTACTTTCATACAGTCGCCTCCAGCTGATTCCTCTTTGTAAGTTACGATAGTAGAATCATAAAACGACGTTTTATCAGTATTAACCTTAGCTACGACACCATTACGGCGTGCAGTACCAAGTTCTACTGATCCGGATGCCTTCCTTGTAACCCATTTAGTAGGGTTGCGATCCTGAGGGATCTCGCAAGGAAACAAATGTGTTAGATCTTGCTTGTCAGGGTATCTTGAATGATATACAGCAGATATATCTTTACCTGGGAAATTGTACACCCTAGCAGGTGTAATCTCTACATTAATATTTCCTCCTGATAAATCTTTAATATCATCCTTACGTAATCGTAGATTTATCCTGTCCTTGTTAGCAACCTCGTGGGTTGGTACGAGCAAAATTTGACTCCTAGGAAAGAAGCCTGAGGACCATGTTTCGTCATCATAGATGCACGCAGTTGTGTTTTTAACAATAATTTTACTAACCTGATCGGCTGGAAGAGTATCCGTTTTAGGATCGCGTTTGGGTAATGCCATAGGTGTTGCATTGAGCCAAACATTTTCTTCCTCACTTCCAATATCAACAGCTCCTCCATGTGACGTTTTGCCAACAATTCCAATAGTTTTGATTACAGCTCTTACTAATTTATAGGACACGATAATGCCACCAAAGGTGAGCATAACTTGAATGGAAGTACCAATCATCATCTTCATTGAATGCTTTAAAATACCACGTAGTACTCCTCTACGTTTCCTTAGTTCTTTCATTAAAAACTTTTTACGCAACAGAAGAGCGATATATAAATAGCCTAATATTGCAAAGAAATTGCGCCAGAACATATTTTGTCCATGAATCTTGAGAGTGAGCCAAACGCTGGATAGCCAAAAGATTACAGCGGACAAGATAAGTTGGGGATAGTAAGCCTGATCATATTTAAACATATAGATCCAGGCAAATCGAGTGTCCTCGACCCAACTGTCAGGAATGAGATCAGTTAATTCCCACGAAATAAATCGTAAACCATTGATCTCATCAATAGTATCGGTTACATTATGTACCCAATTTGTCGCATAATAAGTAGTGGCATCTACATAATATTTAACACGCCAGCGAGCATTCTCAACACGATCATACGTGGATGGTCTAAACCATCCCGCACGCCATAGCTCGCGAATAAAACCATAAGTGAATCCAATAGACCATTGTGCAAATATAATATAAAATTGCCATTTATACCACAAAAATAGGTTTTTCCGAAAATTTCCCGCAAAACCACTTTCACTAATAGCATCATTAACTATAGGTACTAGCATCCGCCCCGCAAAAATTTCTTCATCGTTGATCTGCTCAGGTGTTGGTAAGATACCAATAGTGTTATGAGCTTGAGGTTGCGATATTGGTACGCAACGAGGTGCTGGTTTTTCGTGGTCTGGTGAACAAATACTACAAATAGATTTGTGGACCTTGTGTTCACAAAATTCCTCTGCATTAATCTTTTCGTTACTATCGATAACGTTATGTTGCGATTCGAAATGTTCCTTGATTAACTTAAAAAACAACCATTGTAGTTGCTCCATATCCAAACCAGTAGAAACGTATTCCTTTCCGTCTCCTCCCTTAAATCGAAAGGGGACTGTGGTATATGCACGGGTCTCCTGAGTGGAATTTTGCTTATATGGTTTATCATCATATACATAATGATAAGCATTAAACCTCCAAGCATCGGGAATAGTATGTTTGGCCTTAGCTAATTTACTACCATCTAGAAAGATTCCATCCTTCTTTTGGAAATTAGGGGCCACATGAGGCTCGATGTGAATATTGAAACGCCTCAAAACTGAAAGCGGTTCTACTGAATACTGATCAGCTTGCAAATTCTTAATATTTGTGGAAGCTCCAACCAACCACGGTTCTTTCTGAATAACTCCTTTCTCGTGTACATCTGCTTTAAGAGCAGTACTCTTAATATTATTAACGTAACGAATAACTGGATCTAATGGGCTCTGACGAGCGATATCAACACGTTCGTTAGCCAAATCGTCAAATAGTACTGCGAGAGTATAAGATTTATAATCAGAATCATATTTGTCGTTAGCATTCTGTGAGCAAATCATTCGAGGATCGACCTTGAAGGATGCTCGTTCAGGATTCTTCAGATGAGCTGTCGCCTTAAGACAATAGTCAGTGAGAGTTGCCATAACTGATGACTTACCAATGGACGATTTCCCATAGATGCAGAAGGCAAAAGGCGCTTCGCGCAAACCTCCAGATCTTTCCTGGGACTTAAATTTTGCCGCAATGGTATTTAACTTTTCCAAGTTTTTGGCGTGATACCTTTTAGAAAATTCATCAGTACTTTGCTCTACGAGCGCAGTGGTGGCAATATAAAGATTGTCAAGTGCATTGGCAAAGTGCGGAACACTACAAAACGGTGTGTCCTTGTAATTTCCCGCTTGTACAGCGGGCCAAAAACCTAATACTTCAGCCAAATCTGTCTCGTAATCACCGGTCTTCTCATCAGACATGAATAAGGGAGCAAATGTTCTCTGTTGGAAACAGACATATCCTTTTTCTACAATGAACTGAAAAATATTCAGAAGGGAATCAAAGAAATCAAATACAGTGTTTGAGTCCCTTGTGAACTGTTCCAACACAAATGAAAGATTAAATGATGTAAAATACAAATCCTTCTTTCCTCTAACTAAACCGCAGGAGAATGCGGTCGCAATAACTTGGATGATACGTTTTGATAATTCGTTATCTCTAAGTAATTTAAAATTTCTCAACATGTCGAGGGATTCATTAAAAACAAATCCTGATTGTGAGATAGGCATATCGGAAACCGTTAACGCATTTAAATCGACAGATTTACCGAACAATACTTGTCCAATTACTTCTCTGAAATTTGTTTCATTATCACACAGGCTCAATAAGAATAAACCAGTGGTAGCAACAAATTGTTCCCAATCGACAGATTTCCTAACAGATCTGTAATAACATAAAATTTTCAAAAATATATTAGTAATTCCTTCCGGAAGTTCCCATTCTTTAATAATTTCGTTAATACTATTCATGAAACCAATTTCCCCCGACTGAGATTCGGCATCCTCAATGATGCGTTTCATTTCAGCCTTCTTTTTCCTCATATGATCAAGACTAGGGCCTTTTCCAGCCCTCTTCTTCTGATCTTTACTCTTCTGCCTTTTTGCAGACTCTCTTCTTCTCATAAATTTATTCCTCCTAGATTCCTTTTCTAAATATTCTAAAATTCCTCCTTGTGATGTAATAAGTTTAGATAATGCAAGAGTTGTGTACATGATAAAATAGAAAACACAACCGTTGCATTGAACTAAACCCAGAATAGTGGGTTTGTATGTTCAATACAGCGGGCCACGTTTTAGTCACGTCATAGATTAATGAATCTCTGTGATGTATATCCTTTGCTAAGAGCAAGCTCTTTCAAGTCGTGAGGACCATGACCCTACGGTTCCCCGTCCGTTCAAAAGAACGACCGGGTATGTTGGGGGTTCGACGCTTTCACTTATGGAGCCAGTCGAATAGGCTTAAAGTCATATCATCCCTCAAGTTCTACTCTTTGGGGTAGGCTTTTATCGAGTTATGGAGCAGAGTACTCCAATACATCTCTCTGTGTGATTAACTTCTGAGTTTAGCCACTTGGTTAATCGGTACTAGTGGGCGTTAAAAGGAACGCGAGGTGATAGGTTAATCCTATTTTCAATTTGATTCTACGATAATCCTCCAAATCTAATCCTGACAAATTAGTTAACCGGGATTTACCCAAACGGTTACATTAAAATGGATTCATAAAGTATCATCTCCTATAAAATAGACGCAGGCTAGCTATGGTTAAGCAATACTGCTGTTTAAGATACTAAATAAATAGTTCTTCCATAAGTTCCTATCGGAAGCTTTTTAGTCCTTGACCAAACATTCTGTGAATAGAAAACGCATTAAAAGTGATACAGAAATACACCGTAATGCAAGATATAATATAGCTGTGAAACTAGCAGCTTATAATACAAATAAGGCGAGTAAACTACGACTGTCGTTGGACAGTCAATAGAACTTTCCCCTTGATTACAAACTGACGTCGCGGTTGACGCCAGCAAATAAGACTCAACAAGATGAGTGTCATAAACTGTTAACAACAACATAAATCGATAATAAAACCGAACTACATTATTCTTAAGTGATGCAACTGTGCT